CCCACCGCCAGAAGCTGCTTCTGGGCTGGTGGAAGCCCGGCGCCTCCACCGCCGACCACGACGGCGTGATCGCCGACGGCGCGGTTCGCTCGGGCAAGACCCTTGCCATGTCGCTGGGGTTTGTTCTGTGGGCGATGAACTCCTTTGACGGTGAGAATTTCGCCGTGTGCGGCAAGACGCTGGGCTCGGTGGAGCGCAATATTCTTGTCTGGCTGCGCAGGATGCTCCCCGGCAGGGGCTACACCGTCACCGAGCAGCGCTCCCGTCACCTGCTCACCGTCAGCCGCGGCAGGCGCAGCAACCGCTTCTACTGCTTCGGCGGCAAGGACGAGGCCTCTCAGGACCTCATACAGGGCATGACCCTTGCCGGCGTGCTCTTTGACGAGGCGGCTCTGATGCCCGAATCCTTTGTCAGTCAGGCGACCGCCCGATGCTCCGTACCCGGGTCGAAGTGGTGGTTCAACTGCAATCCTGCCGGTCCCTATCACTGGTTCAAGCGCGGCTGGCTGGACGCTGCCGAGGAAAAGAATCTGCTGCATCTGCATTTCACCATGGCGGATAATCTTTCCCTTTCCGACACCATACGCAGGCGGTACGAGAATATGTACACCGGCGTATTCTACCGCCGCTACATACTGGGAGAATGGTGCACCGCCGAGGGGCTGGTCTATCCGATGTTTGAGCCGGACTGCCATGTGGGTGAGCCTTCAGGAGAAGCGGAACGATGGTTCCTTTCCTGCGACTACGGCACTCACAATCCCTTCGCCCTCGGGCTGTTTTCCGTGCGCACCACTCAGTGCGGCACTCTCTACTGTCTGGAAAAGGAGCTGTATCACGACGGGCGCAGGAACGGTCAGATGACCGATTCCCAGTACGCAGACAGCACAGAACGGTTCGTGGAGGGCATCCCGGCGGAACACATCATCGTCGACCCGTCGGCATCCTCATTCATCGCCGAGCTGCGGCAGAGGGGCTTTCGGGTGCTCAAGGCATCCAACGAGGTATCCGAGGGCATCCGCTGCGTGGCGGACGCTCTGACCAAAGGACGGCTGCTCATCCGTCCCTGCTGTTCGGGCACGCTGCGTGAGTTTTCCTCCTACATATGGGACGAGACCGCCGCCGGACGCGGCGAGGACAAGCCCCTCAAGCAGAACGACCACGCCATGGACATGATACGCTACGCCCTTTTTACCGATCGGCGCGTCTCATCGCGAACCGGACGCTATTCGGGCAAGGGCACACGATAGACTCAGACACAACTGCACGACCAGCGCACTGCGCCGCTCTCAGAATAACGCAGCTCATCTGCGAGCACGGGAGCCGGACCGCAGTCTCCCTCCGTCACTCCCGCCGGTCGTGCCACCTCCCTCACAGAGGGAGGCACACTCACATCAACCACAAAAAGGAGAAGTCACAATTATGGCTCTGCAGGAGATCATCGGCACCGAGCTGTCCGGACTGTACGGTCAGAAGGTGCTGGAGGACATGGGACACATCATATCCCTCTACGATTTCTACGACGGCAGAGGTCAGGACTGGCAGACCGCCACCGACCTCGATTACCGTCCCACCAAGCTCATCACCAACCTGTGCAAGAAGCTCATCCGACGGGAATCACGATTCATGTTCGGACGTGCTCCCGAGCTGCGCATCCTCGCCCGTGACGGCAGTCCGCTGGATGAATGTACCGCTGCGCTGAACGAGGTGCTCACCGCCAACGCCTTCCCCGAGCGTCTGCTCAAGGGACTGCGCGACTGTCTCATCGGCAAGCGCGTGGCGCTCAAGCTCAGCGGCGGCATCGGGCAGCCCATAGGCGTGCAGATCCGCCCCTCCCTCGAATTCATCTACGAGCCCTGCGACGATGACGCGGACAATCTGCGAAAGATCATATTCTTCTACCGCACCAACGACTGTGTCCGCGCTTCCGACCAGCGCATCTGGAAGCAGAAATACGAGCTGAGCGGCGGCCGCTGCTTTGTCACCGAAGGAATCTACGACGGCAAGGGCAATCTGGTGGAGGGCGGCGAATGTGTCAACACAGGACTGGATTTCATTCCCTGCCGCGTCATCATCAACGACGGTCTCACCGGCGATCTGTGCGGCGAGAGCGACGTTGAGGAGATCATGGCAAGCCAGATGATATACAACCGCATGAAGTCGGACGATCTGGACGCCCTGAGGTTCAATATGTTCCCCCAGCGCGTGGCGGTGGACGCCGACGGCAGCTCCCTTGAGAACATGGTCATCGCCCCCGGCTCCCTCATCGACCTGATGACCGACCCTGCCCGGGGCGACGACGGCAGACAGGCCAGTCTGACCATGCTGGAGCCGAAGTTCGGCTACAACGACCGCTTTGAGAACGCTCTGGACCGCATCAAGCAGGATATGCACGAGCTGCTGGGCGTGCCCAACGTATCCGCCGACAAGCTGCGCGGCTTTGCCCAGTCGGGCGTTGCCATCCGTGCTCTCTACTGGGAGCTGGAGGAACGATGCGAGGAACGCTGGGCGACCTGGGGACCTGCCCTGGACTGGATGAGCCGCTCGATACTGAAGATGCTCTCGGTCTACGGCGGAAAGAAATACCCCGAAGACATCCGTGTGCACATCGAGCACCTCTACCCCATCATGGCTGACGAGCACAGCGAGCGTGAGCTCGACCTGCGCGAGGTGGCAAGCGGCGTGCGCTCCGCGGACAGCTATCGCAGAAAATGGGATTGCTGACGGAGCGGAGGCTGCATCACATATATTCTATCGCCGACGGGCGTTAAACGGAGGTAACCATGGACGGAAAACGTAAATCTTGCGGAGTCCGGAAATTCTTCAGGCGGCTGCTTATCGCGCCGCTGGCACTGTGCGCCGTTCTGGACGGCGCCGACATGGACATTCTGGTGGGCGCTGTGGACAAACGCACCGCCCGCGCCGAGGCGGCTGTGCTGCGTGATTATTTCGCTCAGCACGGCATCGAGGGCGAACAGGCCGAGCAGGCGGAACAGGAGTACCGCCGGAGGCGACGGGAGATGAATCCCGACGCACAGACGCTGGCTCAGCTTCGTCAGCGCGCCGAGCAGGCGGAACAGGATGCCGTGAAGGCGAGCGTTTCGGCGGAGGCGCGGGTACAGCTGGCACGTCTTGGCGTCCCCGAGCGCAACAGCGCAGACGTGCTGCTGCTTGCCTCGGAGGATCTGGAGGCAGCCCGACAGAACGGCGGAGATCCCGAAGCGGTGCGCCAGACAGTGCGTCATGCACTTGAGTCGGTGGTGGCACGGCTGCCCGGTCTGGCAGAGCCGACAGGCTCGCCTGCCGGTACGTCCGCCGGAGCACGGGGCAACTTCCCCCGGTCGAACGACGCGGCGCTGACCTATCAGCAAAGCCTTGACAGGGCGCGCGCCGCAGGAGACAACGCGGCTGCCGTGAGCATTATCACCGCTGCTGCCGCAAAGGGCATTGCCCTGCGCTGAGCCGGATGACCGTCCGGTGAGCGCAGCCAAACGAAAGGATGACGATATGTCAAACATCACCGGAAGCGGCACTGTCTGGAGTCTGCCCAACTACGCAGGACAGATCTTCAGCTCCACACCCGCCGAGACCCCTTTTCTCAATCTGATCGCCGCTAAGTCGGTCAGAACCGACAACTACCAGTTCCCCACCGGCGCTGAGTACATCCACGAGACCGCCGCACAGCCCGGCATCACCGAAGCAGGTTCCCTGACCGCTCCCGATGCCATCAGCTACGTGCGCTCTCAGGAGACCAACGTCACCCAGATCTTCCAGGAGAGAATCAGCGTCAGCTACGCTCGTATGGCAAGCTCCGGCAGATTCTCCGCCGTGTCCGACAACTTCAGCTCCGCCCAGACCCCCGGCGAGGTGGAGTTCCAGACCGCACGCGCCCTTGAGAAGATCGCCCGCGACATCGAGTATACCTTCATCAACGGTGAATACCAGCTTTCCACTCAGGCTGATGTCGCCAACAAGACCAGAGGTATCCTCGCAGCCTGCGGCACCACCGTCGATGCTGAGGGCGCTCCCCTGACCCGTGCCATGCTCAACGGCGCGCTGGCTTCCGCCTACGCCGCAGGCGCCACCTTCTCCGACACCGTACTGCTGTGCGGTGCCGCAGTCAAGCAGGCTCTCACCGATGCCTACGCATCCCAGTGGGGCTTCTCCGCTCCTCCCACCCGTGAGGCAGGCGGCATGAACATCATGCAGATCGAGACCGATTTCGGTCTGCTGTCTGTCGTACTCAGCCGCTTTGTCCCTGCCGGCACCCTCATCGGCGCCGACATCTCCTGCTGCCGCCCCGTGGAGCAGGACGTCCCCGGCAAGGGCAACTTCTTCCGCGAGGAGCTGAGCAGAAACGGTGCAGCCGAGGAGTATCAGATCTTCGGTCAGCTGGGTCTGGATCACGGTCCCATGTGGAAGCACTTCTCCATCAGCGGCATCGGCGCCGGTGAATCCAGAACCCCCGTTCTGGTCGCCAACGCATAAGCCGCCCCCCCCTTTTTCGTTCTGTTTTTTTCCTCAGACAATAAATAACCCCTGAAGGCCGCTGTCGCTGCTTCACGCCCAACGAGTGACCACACTACATGATTTTTCCGCACCGGAGCCTCTGAAGCAGCTCCACGGCCACCATCTCATCAGAAGGAGGCGCATACATCTGAACAACCAAAAGGACCCCGGCGTCCTCAGAGCCATGCTCTCCCAGCCCGGCGAATGTGAATGCTGTCCGCTGAGCGAGACCACCCTGTTGTGGCTGCTCTCTCAGAACGACAGCTATGAGCAGGCAGCCTATCAGGCGTGCATCATGCTCTCGCAGGACTGCGCCATGCGCATGAGCGACGGCTCCACCGCGCCCTCCCAGAGCCGGTACTGGCTCAATCTGGCACTGACCTTCCGACCCAATCGCGGCGGCGCGCTGCAGCGGGCGGACGGCACTGCTTTCCGAGGCGGTGCGGTATGAGCGGATGCTTTGACACCGGACGCCCCGGCTGCCGCGGTATGCTGTGCCGAAGTGCACACGCTTCCCTGCGGCGGCTGCCGGTGAGAAGGTATCCCCACGACGACTGCGGAAGCCCCGACCTCTCCGCTCAGCCCATTGAGGGCTGGGTATGCGCGCTGGTATCCTTCAGCCGCGGAGAAACCGGCGGCAGACTGTCCGTCCCCGGGATCACGGGAGGACAGCAGTCCATGTACGCCGTGGCGGCGGCCGGAAGCCTTGAGCCGCCC